TCTGTTGTGGTACACCTGGTATGGCGACATAATTTAAAGTCAATATTCCTCCCGACCAGGCAAGAACGGTGATGCGAACAGCTGTACTAATGATTGCTGCTTGTTCCTCAGCATCTGGTAGTATAGCGGCTTTTACTTTACCAAAAAGACCTTTCTTTTTTGGTTCTTCATGAAGTTCTTCTTCTTTTATTTCTTCAGGCATCGGTAATATTAGATTACTATCTACTATATATCATTCTGAAGGTTGCCTTTTTTTACCTATATTATATTTCGATTCTAAGATCCATTGATCCTTTTCTCTGTATGCTATGACTTTGATTTGACTTAATGGTGCAGCGTCTTTTATTGTATCCTCTTTAACTATTTCTACAAGTCCCCAATCAGATAACAACTTAATAATTCTATTACGTCTTTGTAAATCATTCTCTGATAAGTTTGCCTTCTTACCATCTAATGCAAATAATTCTTTAAAATGTACTATGTAATACTGTCCTTTCTTATGAAGAATGTGGCATGACTGGTATAACTTCTTTTCTTTACGAGATGCTACTCCAATTCTTGTCAGTGTCTCACGAACTTTAAGGAAGTCGTCAGGTTCTTTTAAACTGACCTCCACCATATCATCCTTAGTCCACTGAACTTCCTTAAGTTCACTCATTTTTTACCCCCTTTATTCAGTTTTGTTCTAATGTAATCTAGTTGTTGTGGAGATAAAATCCTCAAAGCCTGTTTTGCTTTTTCATTACTATAGTCATAGTATTGCTTAACAAGATCAAGATCATCTATCTTTTGCTTCTTACCCCAAGGAGAAAATCTCTTACGGGGTCTCACGATATTTATAAAAAAATCATATTGTAATTTGTTATCTAGACCTGAATAACGGTTCATTTCATTAGCGTATGCCAATGTATCCATGTGATGTGAGAGACATTTGTTTATAACAAATGCTGGATAGTTCTTCTCCCATGCAGGATCTTCACCCATTAAGTAATCTTTGTTAAGATTAATTGAATTTAAATAATCCTTTAGAGGATAACGATCATCATATGCCATAGTTAGTCAACACAAGTTCTTTACGTTCTGCTTGCTCTTTCATATAATCACCTGTAGAACGCATACTATATGTTAAATCAAACTCAGCAGCATTCCAATCTTTAAATCGATCTCGTATAACCTGAGTACTATTATAGGATATCATCTGATGGTTAGTATGCCCATCACAATCTGATGCAAACTGATCATGATCGAAATACTTATGCATCTCACCTCTCTTACCATAGATAGGTATTCCAATTTCATAAGGGGGATCGAAATAAGTAAATATAGTTTTATCGTCAGACAACATTCTATCGTAAGATAGATTGGTTATAACCCAATGCTGTATTAATTTAGAATATTCTGGTAGTTTCTCTATGCCTCGTAAACTGAAATTGGACTCACTGGCTTGTTTGGAGAAGGAACTCGATTCGGTAAGACCACTGAAAGAGCACTTATTAACAATATAAAAGCTAACAGCACGGGTAACGAGACTGGCTCCTGCATCGTTAACCAGTTCTTTACTCTCGTTAAAAAGTTCACGTGCTTTATCTGGGGTGGGGTATGTTGTTTTAAATGTTCTGAGTCTGGTCGTAATTTCATCTCCTTCATGTTGTAGTTGTTGCCAAAAGTTTGCTAGGGGTTCATACAAATCATTCACCCATACTTCTAGGTGAGGGTATTGTTTTGTCATGTACAAAGCAACGGAACCACCTCCAAGAAACGGTTCTCTATACTCTTTATACTTACTCATGTCTGGTAAGAATCGTGACATCTTTGTAATAGCACGAGACTTCCCACCAGGATAACGAAGGGGAGTTTTTAAACTCTTCATAATAATTCTTGTAGGTCAAATAAACTGTAAAGTTCTAATCCTTCTTTTTGCATTGCTTCATCTATCTCAAGTTCCTCTTGTCTATCAACAATAGCAACAACACGTTCAACTACATAACCAGCATCACGTAATTTAAGTGCTGCCTTAATAGCAGATGCACCTGTTGTAACTACATCCTCTAGCACTGTAACACGAGAACCTTTTTTTGGCAATGGTCCTTCTATCCATGCTTCCGTACCATGACCCTTTGGTTCTTTACGAACAATCAATGCATTAATTACTTCTTCATTTAATGCTGCAGCCATTGCTACACCACTTACTAAAGGATCTGCACCAAGAGTAAGACCTCCTACTGCAACAGTGTCTTGTTCAATAAAATTCAACAACAAAAAACTTACATAACATAATCCTTTACCATGTAGAGTAAGTGGTTTGCAATTAACATAATGAGGACTCATCTTACCAGAAGAAAGTTTGTATTCACCTTTACGGTAACAACTTTCCTTAAGCATTGAGAGAACTTCTTCTCTCATAGGTTCTAAATCAAAAATCATTGTTCTTGTAATTTTTGTACAGCAGTTTTTATTTCTATTGCAGGTATATCATTCAAACCATTAGCATCAAACCAAGGTGCATTCTCCCAATCAAATCCTTCACCGAATGTATTGTCTGGTGAAACAATATACCAATGACATTTAGAGTCAGGTATATCAACTGCACAGACTGCCCAGTCATCAGACCATTGTGGAACTTGCACATACATCTGGGGTAAGTGATTAGCAAATAATGAAAGTATGAAAGCAAAAATCATTGATCTTCACCTGCTTCAAATTCTTCAATCTGATCAACATAAACCTCGTTGCCACCAATATTATATTTGTGACCACGTTCATCTTCACCAAGATATTCAAGGGCATTCTCACCAGAGAATGTATGTTCTCTTAAGACTGCCTGAAGTCTATGGTGTAACAATTCTACTTTAGTAATCATCTTTCATATACTGGTATACATCTGGTTTTGGTTCCACAACTTCTATTAGAATAGTATCTAATACTCTGTGAAGTGCTTCAGACATCAAACGATATCCAGTTCCAACATACATTTGTCCTGCAAATACTGATATAGTAGCAGCACCCCAGAACAGGTAATACCATCTAGATTTCACTTGGTGTCTTTGTTTTTTTGTTAGTACTTTCATTTAAAATTACACTCCAACATTATCTGTGTTAAACATGCCAAAAGATTAATCTCTTGGTCAACTACAAATGCAGATTTATATTGATACTCTGCAATGATTAGCACTGCTGCTGCAATACTAGGACCTTCCATTAGTGGGTGAAGATTATCATATAACTTACGCATGATAATAGTTGCATCACTATCTAAATTTTGGGTAACCCATTTCTTTACTTCATTAAAATTCTTATCTTTAAGACAAGAAACTAGACCTTCTATATTAGCATCGCCTAGCGTTGCGAGGATTCCAGTATCGATAGAACCCGTTGAACTATATCTTTGGAGTTCATTGAGTGTTCTTCTGAAGTCTGGGAAGTATTTTTTGACGATCTCGGCAACCACTTTGTCACTGAACCGTACTTCCTCTCTGGACAAGATGTCTCTACATCTTTCAAAGAACTGACCTGCAAGAGTTTGTTTAGATTTTCCACGGACATTAAAATCAATTACTGTTGTTCTACTATGTAATGGTTGTATTATCTTATTCTTAAAGTTACACGTGAAGATGAACCTACAGTTCTTCTGGAACTCTTCAATCGACGCACGTAAGAGGAGTTGTACGTCGGGTGTCGTATTGTCTGCCTCATCAATAATGAGAACTTTGTGACGAGATTCAGATGTAAGAGAAACAGTAGCAGCAAAGGTCTTTGCCTGATTGCGTACAGTGTCCAAGAACCGCCCTTCATCAGATCCATTAATAACATAGAAGTCTGCTCCTAATTGTTTACACAATGCTTTTGCAATTGTAGTTTTGCCAACTCCAGCAGTTCCAGACAAGAGGAGATTTGGTATCTCACCTTGTTCTATAAAATTTTGGAAGGTGGTCTTCACTTCAGCAGGAAGTATACAGTCCTCAACTTTCTGAGGTCGGTACTTCTCTACCCATAAAAAATCATTCATTTCTTAAATACACCTAATCGTGCAAGGATGTAGACTGAGATGACAGTCCAAAATACAACTTCGAGTCCTATATTATTCATTGTATCCAATTCGGTTGTCGGGATGGGTCACGTAAATAATTAGATGCAACCCAAGGTTTGCTGCTAATGTAATTTTTGTAAGCAGTAAAAGTGTCAATGCTTGTGTCATGTTTATACTCATCTGGCATAGCTCTGGTAAAAGGAGTAGGACACTCGATAGCAGGGAAGATGATGTCAGCATACTCTAGAGTAAGTTGACACGAATGTGTCTTATTGTATCTGTGTGTATACTCTTCACATAGTGCTAGACCATGTTTGATTAACCAACGGAAGTTACTCTGAGCCCATATAGTGCAAGGGTGATTACGAAATGCACCCTTAGCAGTAGCATACCAAGTGCCAGTTTTCTTCTTAGGTAAATGACCGAATCCATGACCCCAACTGGCAGAGGCAACAATGGAAAGCATTTGGCAAGACTCAAGGGGCATCTTGACTACGTGTCTATCAGGTAGACACTGTGCAGATACAACAGGGTCAGGATCAGTAACAAAGATGTTCATACACTCAGTATATCATGTATTGGGTTCTAAGGCAACGAAGTACTTAATACCATCGCCTTGGAATAAAGCAACATTAGTTTTGCTAACAGAGACTTGATAAGAACCTGGTAGAAGTTTTAAGTTTTCAACCTTGAAACAATAACAAAACTCATTCTCAGTAGTTCCAACACCCACAGAGAAACTATTAGAACTATCGTTCTTCTTATCTGTTACACGAAGTTGAATCTCACTACCATCTCCATATAGACAAAGGTCTGGTAATTGATACACACTTGCTGCACGTTGCAATTGTTGCAGAACAGATTGATCTAATCTAAAGTCAACATCAACACTAGGAAGAGATATCTCTTTCTCAGGTGGTTGAGTAATAACATCAGGATCTGCATAGAAGAATCTAGTCTTAGATCTACCTGCTGTGTCACTTACTGTTAAGTAATTTTCTTTAGAAGTATCGATCTTAGGTTGATCAAATAAAGATAAACCTCCAAGAAATACTCCCAAATCGTAGATCGATATTTGTTTATCGAACTGTTCTTCAACATCAGCAATAGCAAGTATATTTTTATTAATACTGAGCGTTGCAATTTGATTGCCAGGTTTAATAACAATAGACTTATTGATAGAACAGAAGTTCTTAAGTACTTCAATTGTCGGTTTAGTAATTACAGTCATTTGTCATAATCAACAGCGAATGCAGTGGTGTTTCCTGCGTTTATAGAGTCTGCCTTCTCACGTTTGTCGTTGAAGTGCAGTAGTAGTATGCCGTAATGGATTATCTTAACGATGTCCTTACGTGCTGATCCTTTTCTGTCATAGCGAGAAGCATACTTTAGGACATTACTCCTACAGAATGCTTCAGCGTCACCCACAGAATCAATGAGGTCAAGAGTCTGTACATTTCCTACAGAATAATGACCTCGGTATGTGTTTGCAATGTATTCAGAGATCTCCTTCAGATACTCCTCCTCATTGTATTTCCTATTCATAATGAAGGGGTGTTACGTCCCTTCATTATACTCTGTATCTTCTCCTGCGTCAACCTTTGTATAAAGATCAAGGAAAGATTGTTTAGTATCATCGTCAAAACGGTTGACACAATTGGTAATAGCAGTCAAACGATCACCAAAGATCTTGTATGCTTGAACAATGTGAACTAATCTACGAGTGGTAATCACTTCATCAACACCACCATCGAAGAAAGTCTTACGGATTACTCCTGCCCACTTGATAAGGTTATCAGTAAATGCTGCATCACAACCTTGATTGATAAGAATTTTACTTTCTATAGATGCAGAAGGATACTCTTGCTCAAATGTAATTGGGAATCTTTCTAGGAATGCTTCATTAAGAACGTTAGTGCCTATGAACCTACCATCCTCTGATCCTTTACCTTTAGTATTGGCAGTAGCAATGATATTGAATCCAGCAGCAGGTTTAACATACTTACCGATCTTCTTCAAGAAGACACCCTTACCTTCTAGGATGGATTGCAAGCAGAGGATTTTGTTGGATGCGAGATCGATTTCGTCCAATAGGAGCACTGCTCCACGTTCAAGTGCTTCAATAACAGGTCCGTTGTGCCAAACAGTACTGCCATCGACAAGACGGAAACCGCCAATAAGATCATCCTCATCTGTTTCTATTGTAATGTTTACACGAATAAGTTCTCTGTTGAGATCTGCTGCTGCTTGTTCTACTGATAAGGTCTTACCATTACCTGACAATCCAGTGATGAATGCAGGGTAGAATAGTTTAGACTTAATAATTTTTTTGATCGAAGTAAAGTTTCCGAATGGAACATAATTTGGATCTTTCTCTGGAATGTAATTTACTTCTATTGCTGGAGTAGCAGCAGGTGCTTCATAAGCATCAATAAGATCTTGTGCTGTTAAAAACCATTTGCCACGAGTAACTTTAGTAAGACGAGGAATTTTATTCATCCTCTTAGTTACACTTTGTACTTGAACTCCAAGGTGATCAGCAGCAGTCTTAACGTGACTTGCACTGATATCGTTTCCATACTGTGATAGGAAATCTACTAAGTCGTCATCGGTGAATTTTCTAGTGAAGGGCATTTGGATTGTTTGTTGTCTATACATCTATTATAACATAATGGCTTGCACATGCAACCACTTAGAGACAGTTATTTAACTGGTCCATATCCTAGTCAACTGTCTTACATCAGTAACACCAAAAAGTGCCTTACATCTCTGTTCGGCATCTTCTCTCAAATTAGATGGACACATAAATTCTACCTTTTGTAATCTGTTACTTGATAGAAGTATTTGTGCTGACCATCTAGTTGGGGGTAAAGTCATAAATTTAAAATAGGTTTTGGATTATCAAATAGAGTATTCTCAATATAATTATTTGCCCACTCTTTATCAAACCATTGACTGAGAACTCCCTCAGTCTTTCTATTCATTTTTTGTTTCTTACAATAATATGTTTGATCTTGATATCTTTTATAAGCATCTTCTATGGATCCTTTCTCAGCATTATTTACTGCTTCACAATACACATTGAGATACTTTTGAAGTAATTCATAATAATGTACCTTATCCCAGTCCTCATTCAATCTCATAAACTTACAATAGGGTGAGAATATATCTGCCCAAGCAGGTAGTTTACGAAAATCAAAATCATGATACTGATCTGCAATTGGTTTTATTTTTTTGTAGATATCTTTATTTCCATGAACAGGAGATATATCAACTATTGCAGCAGTTACCTTTATAGGATTAGCAACAATATCACATCCAAAGATAGGAAGATTGTACAAAGGATTTGGAAAGAATACACAATGTAAAACTTCTAAATTACCATTCTTCTTTCCTGTTTCTCCATACTCTAAATGTATCTTACGAAGACCATCACATGTCCACATTTCATTTACTAAATGTATTTCATTGTGAAATATTTCTGGGTATTCAGATACCTTAGTTTCTAAATTGGGAAGTTGACTCACTGTGTTGCGAATCATTCTTCCCACTGAGGTTACGATGGTTTCATCGTCATGGATAATCATGCTATTTGCTCAATGAATTTGTTAAGGATAGTCTTGTTAGTCATTTTAGAACCCATGTGTTTTTTAAATGCACGTGATAATTCTGCTCTGGTTGCTACTTCACCTTTCTGTTTAACTTCAAGGTCAGCAGAGTCTGAACCGATGCCTTGATCTGGCATAAAGAATGCTTCAGTAAATCCATAATCGTTTTTGATTGAAGCAAATCTTTCTTTCTTCCACTGCTTATCTAGTTTAGAATACATTTCGTCAGCAAAGAAACGAAATACTCTATTAGCATCTGCCTTACTACATAAGCGAATACCAATCCAGTTATAGTTAGTTATCTCACGAAAGAAACTAACAATTTCTCTGGTTGTTGTATAAGGACTGCAATGTATTTTCTTAGTGTATCCAGTCTTAGGATCTCTTAAGAAAAATACTCTACCATGAGAATGACATAATTGTCTTGGACGTAAACCATCCTCAGTATAAGGACTCCAGTCTTGCTTATCAACTTTCTCTAACCATTGCATAGGATTTGCTTCACCATCAGTCAAGCAAACTACATTTACTTTCTGAACTTTATCAACTCTCTTTAACTCTTCAACAATTTCACGAGCACAAAAGATTGCTTCTGCTAATGGTGTACCACCAAGACCATACTGTTGATGTGATCTCAATCTCCATCCATTCATAGAAAATGCTTGAAGGTAAATTAGTTTTAAAGACTCTTCTAAAGATCTTGCATTTTGTCTGGAAGAAAAGAATTCGATCAAACGAATATCACTTCCTACATGTAATTGATTTGCTTTTTGTTTTACAGCAGGATGAGTTAAAACATCATTACGATTGTAATAACCATTTTGGAATGCGAGAACTCTGAATGGTATGTTTGCTTTCTTACAGAACCATATAAGATTGTAAGTTTGCTTAAGAGTATCAAGTAAAACACTATTCATTGAACCTGACCAGTCAAGAAACATTACAAGTCCATGATTCTTACCATCTGGAACTGTAGTAATCTTCTTAAAGATATCCTCAGTCAACTTATACTTATGAAGTGCGTTTGTATCAATAACACCAGTCTTAGAAGTTGCTGCTCTCTTGTATTGATCAGCAGACTTCTTCATCTCAAATTGTTTTACAAGATAGTTAACAGACTTCTGAGCAGACTTTTTAAAATCTTTGAAGTGTTGTATACCATACTCACGTGACTCATCCCATTCTTTTAGTTCTTCTTTAGATGAAACTGGGTATCCATAGAAGTGGTATTTAAGATCCTCTTGTACAGTTGCTGCAGGGGTAACCATTTTTGAGATATCTACTTTAGGTAAAGTAAGATAAACCCATTCCTTAGCATCATCAGATACTAGAGTTTCAAGTGCTTCTTGAAATGCTCCATCTGTTATACTCTCAGTCTCATCATAATCTTTACCAGCACCTTTAGTAATACTGTTACCACCTTCTCCATTCTCATCTGTTTCTGGTTGACTCTGTTCTCTATCAAACTTACTCTCAGATTTCCTAGAATCATCTTCTTCAGAAGTTGGTTCTATTTGAATCTCCTCTTCTGTATCCATTGATTCACCTTCACCCTCTTCATTTCCTAGACTATCTAAACTCTCTAAGTCATCGAAGTCTGGTTTAGCTTCTTCTTTACATTGTGCGTAATCATATAAGTCATTTGCTAGATCAATAACATCTTTAAATGTTTTGGTAACTGCTGCTCTGTCTACAAATACTTGCTCTTCATCAGTAAACTTAATAGAAGCATTACCTTTATAATATAAATTGATACGATCAATTAAAGAAATTTTTGTTATATCTTCATTCTTAACACCGAAGAAATCTTTATCCCATAATTCTTTATATCCGTCAAAGAATGTTTTTCTAAGACCAGGATAAGTTACCTTCATCATACGTTCTATACGTGCATCCTCTAAGACATTAACAAATGCTTTTGGTGCGTCTTGTAGACCCTCCTGTGGGGTATAGAGAGCATGTCCTACTTCATGTCCTACTAGAAGATCATATACTGTTTCTGAAGCAGTGTTCCAGATAGGAAGGCAAAGCAATCTTTTCTCAACATCGAAGTACGCAGTTGATACTTTACGATGCTCAACTGTTAGGTTCTCTGTTGCTAGTAATCTAGCGAGGGTTCCTTTTACTTCTTGGTTGATTGTCATACTTCTGCGTTTCTTGTGTATATGCATATTATAGCACTCCTACAGAACGAGTCAACGAAGGGTGGACACTTTTATCACTGTCACCCCAATGACGGATCACCCCTGCCGTAATGAAACAATTAGTAATAAGATAACTGATAAAGATAATAGATCGTACAACGACCACAATATCATCATACTTCTTCGTCTTTTCATCAGAGAAAGAACCTAACGAGTATTTCCATATTTTCCATAGTTCAGACATCTTCAGTTAGTTTTGAGAAATCGTTTATCTTTTCAAACCTTAAGGTTGTAGGGAACTTCTCTATTAGTATATCACCTTTGTGGGATATAACAAATATGTTAGTTGACTTCCCTAGTTCACCAAGTATAGCAAGTAGAGCACCAGTACTATCAGCATCTAGTGAACTATCAAATACTTCATCTAGTATAAGAAGATTAGTTGCAGCAGAATTCTTCATGCGTGCAACCTCTCTCCATGTAAAGAGAAGTGCTAAATCAATCTTTTGTTTTTCTCCTTCAGAGAAGGAAGAGTAACTAAACTCATCTCTAAACCTACTCTTAAGAACTTCATTAAACTCTTCGTCAAGTGTAAAGTTGACAAAGAAATCCATGTTATGCAGATATTTATTAATGAGGTTGTTAAAAACAGGTACATATTTTTTAATAATTTGTTTCTTAATACCAGAGTCTTTTAGTAAATTAGATACTACTTGAAACTCATCTAAAGTTTTACTTACCGAACCACAATCAACCTTGGTAGTTTCTAAATCAGTTTCTGCCTGAGCAAGTGCTGTTAATTCCTTTTCAATACTAGGTGATGCTGTTAACTTATCCAACTCTTTTTGGATCTGTGCATTGTCAGATTCTAATCTAATGATATCTCTTTCACTTGAATTAATATCACTTCTAAGTTCGTGAGCCTTCATCGACAACTCATCGGCTTTCTCTATGATAGAAACTATCTTTTCAATAGCTTTTTGTTCTTTCTTATAAGCTTTAGATAAACTAACACCACTCTCTGTCAAAGAAGTTATCTTTGTTTTCTTAAAACTTGCATCAATAGATTGTTGACAGGTAGGACAATCATCATGGGTCTTAAGGAATTTCATTTCCTTTGAAACTCTCTTTAGATCTGAATTTATATCAGATGCTTTACCTCTTAACTCTTGTAAATAAGATGCTTTATCTTCAGTCCCTGATATTATTGTTTGAAGTTCCTTAAGTTCTGCTTCCTTTGCAGACTTGTTAGCCTCAGTTGTACTTATCTTAGCCGTATTATGTATTACTTTCTCTTCTTTTTCTTTTTTTCTAGT